TTCCTATTTGCTCAGATCCATTATGAATTGTTATAATATCAAATTCTGGTATCGGTCTTGTTGTTTTCCATGCTAAGACACGTAATTCTGATGGCCACCCAGCTCCACCACCTGAGAATTTTCCCATACCAAGATATGTTCCACCAGATCCAGCACCGAATGTTTCCCACAAATATCTATGCTTTCTGAACGCTTCGGTATTTGCAGGAGCACCATCATATCCGGGCTGAATTGGTTTTACATCGTCACATGGAGATGATTTAATTTGAAATCCTGGCATGTCATTGGTACACCATTACGGGAAGCAAAGCACTTCCTGAATACGATCGTGGATTTGATCGAAGTTTACGGGCATACCATGATATTAGCATTAATGGCACTAGCTTCATTCGTGCATTCACGGAATGCTCTATCAAATCTCATTGTCACTTCACACGTTAACAGGTCAGTTGATGTATAATCAAGCTCCTGCCAATTAACTTCTGCTGGCCAGCAGCCTTGCATCCACCATCTCTCGGAAACATTACCAAATCCATCGGCGGTTATAAGAGAAGCGTTGATCTTATATGTATTGGGAGTAGCTACTGTGATCCCTTGCATATTCACAACAGTGTTAAGCCACCGATATATTGTTCTCGATATATCAGGCTGTTGTTCACAATCATACCATACCATTGTCACGGGGTCCCAGTCTTGCTTACCAGCAAGCCTGATGACTTCTTGGTTATGGTGCATCTCAGGCTGTTCAAACTTGAAACTTGGCCTTGACGCTGATTGCAGAACAAGCAATTCTGACGACTGAAAGACCATACCACCACCAGCCGCCGCACCAGCAAGTGTTTCAAAATACCAGCGATGCTTACGGCGAATTTCTATGGTGTTAGACGGACCGCCAGCCAGACCACCAGCGCCACCGATATTAAATCCAGGCATTTTACACTCCTTACTGTGCTACACTACCAGCAGCCAGAACTTCTTCAGCACCAAAACTAGCACCAGACCGCATAATCACCAAATTCAGCACAACGAATTCAACAGCTCTCGTTGGCTTCAAAAACGCTGACACCCACAATTCATTGCGGTCCATACGCTCAGGTGTATTGTTTGTTTCATCGCAAATGACATTATACGCTTGCAAGCCACGACGAGCTTGAATATCACCCAAGAATGGGTTAACAACAGCACGTACTTGCGCCCACAAATACTTATCATTTGGTTCAAAAATGAAATTTCTCAACGTCCTGGTCAAATTCTTCTTAATATAAATCAGAAGCATTCTGACATTCACACGATCCAGTGCAGTCGTAGACCGTTGTAACGTCCTTTGACCCCAGACAGTTAAACCCTCTTGTGGGAACTTCACAATCGGATTAACAGCATTACCAGAACCATACAATAAATCACGTTCACCCATTGAAGGCGAATATTCAACATCCAGAACCGACAATAAACGGCCTCTCCTCAAACCAGCAGGAGCAAACCATTGTTCAGTATCTCTAGCAGTCCGTGAAAACACAGCAGTAATATGACCACTTGGTGGCACCCAAACATATTGGGAGTTGAATTGATCATAAGTTTTCAACCAACCCCAGTACAAAGCACCATAACTGCTGTTAATCGATGATGACATATCAGACAACAACATACCATTATGCCAATCGACAACCTGTTGTGGTCTAAGACCAAATGGTGGATCAACAATATACAGTACGTCACCACGGGCTTCACAAACCTGTAAAGCCGTACCAATCACAGCACCACTTGAAAAACCAGGAGTAACAAGCAGGTTAATATCTATAGCCTCAGGATTTTGAAATCCATACAAACCACTGCTTATACTTGGATTACCAATAATAGCAGAATCAAGTTCACTTGAATATGCTGGATCAGTTGGTATACCATTAGCTTGCCCAACAAACGGTTTATCATAAAATTGCGACGGCTGACGCACTACATATGATGATAAATTAGGATCATTATCAAGATATGCCGGACGATCTTCCCAATTCACCCATGCGTTACCATTAATACCACCATATTTAGAACCAGGGTTGACCATATTACCAACATAACGATCAGCAGTTTTATCAAACGAAATATCGCTAATAATATCCAATGGTTGCCCATTATTATCCTTCATTGTAAGCTTATACCGTCCAGCAACATTACCAACACCCTCAGTATACGCTTCAAGAGTGGCTGAAAAACCATCAACCCATGTGCCTGGCGTAGGAGCGACTAAATAACCAACAATACTAGCATAATATGCTGTATCAGAGATACATTCATCACTCAATAAATCAGATTCACAAGACAGCGGGGTAGCCGCATCTAATTCACCAGACGATGGCAATATGACTCTATTATCTGTGAAACCACGATATGCCTTTTTATATGGGTGTTGAATACCCAATGTCTCTGCAAATCTCAGAGTCTTCAAGTTAGAATAATTGGATAGCATTTGTAACGTGTCTAGCTGGTGACCCTCACTAGCCACTATCACAACATGCGTGGTCCCCTGTGGAATTGTCAATTCAAATGAATCCCACAATATATCACCAGCAACAACACCAGCAGAGTCAATACTATTAGAAACAGATGCTGCAGTCTGATCAAGCCCTATTGGTATGCTGAACTCAACAGTCTTCGTTTCAGATTCACCAATAACATTCATCTTCATACGATTATTTTGTGAAGTAATATCAAATGGACCATTCTCTACACCAATTAGATATGATCGTGGAATATCCCACGAATATTGTTCAGTACCAACTTCTAATGCCCAAGCTTTGGTGGTCATTAGTTGGATACGATCACCAGCATCACTGGTTCTAATTTGTGGAATAGTACTACCATCTTCAAGCGTATATTCAACAAAAACGTATGGTTCAGCGCCAACTCCACCTATCGCTGTGTTGGCAGCATCAACAAAACCTTGAACAGTTGTATATGCTGCGATTGGCATCTGGAATGTTGATGGTGTATCACCTTCAACAGACACACTGAATGATCTGTTATCTGGCACAACACTCCATGTAAATGTATCATTCTCATCAAGAACACCAGATGAAACATTTACACGAACACTTACACCATCACCAACATCAATCCACTGTGATGTTCCATCGACACCATCATCAGTTAAGGTCCCCTCAGCGACAATCTCGCCATCGCTATTTCTAACAATTTGGAACCCAGAACCACCAACACTAGCTTCAGATGACACATCGGGCGGTGATGTAATGATCATCACAAAAGAATCATCGATTGAACCAGTATAGGCACCAGATGTTTCTAATGTGGCACTTGTTGGACCAAATGTATTTGATATTTCAACATCATTATAATCTGGTGTTGAGACAGATGCATCATGAAAATTATATGGTTGTGGATTGGTATCTAAACCATCACCAATTGCTCTTAAATTGATCCGACCGTAATCAATGCCGGTAAATAGTGGTATACGACCCCACCCTTTACCACGCCCGCCAGATGTATCAACACAAATGTCATCTAATTCTTCTGGCTGTCCTTCTTCACATTCAACACCAACGCGCATTCCATAACAAGCATTACCTTCTTCCAGGTACGCTAACATTGCGTACATGAAGTAACTCTCAGGGAATGGCTCGCCAAATGTTTCAAGAGCTTGAGTAGAATTAGTAACATAAGTAGCAACGTTCATTGGACCTTTCTTGGCAGTTCCTATGAATGCCGGGCGAAGAGGTCCAATAGCATTGACTACGAGGCTGAGGTCTATTTCACGAGGAAAGACACCCGGACTTAAGTATACTGCCATAAGTAATGCTCCATTCGTCAAATTATCTGATTCAATTTATCTTTGACGAGACACTTAGAGCTGATTACTCATCCCTATGACGATTTGGTAGCTATTTTTTCATCTGCCAGTTTACTATCATAAATTTTTTTAATAATACCCCGGCGCATCAAATTATCAACTTGATCTCTATTCAAATGATCCCACGGTAATTGTGCACTATTGCCGGGTTTTATCCAGACTTGTTGCTCACCAGAATAGAAATCACTTCCAGGTGGTCTAACTTGCAAAGGTATAGATTGTTGGCTGATATTATATAATGTAACGACTCTGCTTCTCATTATCGTCTCCTTTTGTCTAACATCAAACTGGTACATCACCCTTCATGGCGAGTAATATATTACCAGTCAACTCCTTGAAATTAGTAACAGTACCAAGAACAGTTTTAACGATTTTTTCTGGTAATGGTAACCAAGCTTCAGCTACCATAGAGAATTCATATCTAACATTAGCATGTTGATCAAACCCAGCTTCTTTGTCACTAGCATCTTGCCATCCATTGAATCGTAACTGAACATTACCTTGTATTTTACCATCGAACATTCGAAATTCAGCCAACGGATTAAAACGATTAATCGATTGATATAATATATACTCTGCGTCTCTCTTATGTTCAGTCCAAATAGCAAGCGTATAAGCATCAAGCCGAGGAGTTGAGCTAACAACCGTAGCAAATTGGTCATTTCGACTACTATGGTATCTACCAGTCATAGAATGATATGGTGCATCATTC